TTCTTTTCCGGCTGGACGATCGACCGGCTGATCGCCGCCTCGACCCGCGCATCCACCTGGCGTTCGATCTCCTTGGCGTCGATGGTCGGCACCGGGCGCTTGGCGAGTGCTCGCTCGATCATGGATTCCATTTGCTCCGGTGTCACGGCCGGGGCAGGCTGTTCCTCGGCCCGCGCAGGCTCCGGCATCGGCAGCGGGTCACCGGCAAGGGTCACCGCGGACAGCGATCCGTCGGGCATGGTGAGCACCAACCCGGCAGCCGTGGCTCCCGGGAATTTGGCAAGGACTGCACTTTCGTCAATCATTCGTTTCTCCTGCGAGCTCACGGCCCGCTCAAAAAGGGGGACATCTGCGGTGTTGGCCTCCTCGACCACGACCACGACCGGGGTAACCGGAGCCGCCGCGACAGCGATCCGGAGATCCGGTTCCATCGGCGTCAGGACGGAGGCGGGCACAAAGGCCTGTTGGCTCACGACCTCGATCCGGTCGCTCAAGCCAACCTGACCGGCCATCAAGGACAGCCGCCACTGGTACAAGCGGGAACTGAGGTCAGGCCCGGAGCACTCAAAAACCACGTGCTCGAGGTCGTCAGAGAGGCTCTGGAAATACAGGTACTGAAATGCCTCCGGAAGATCCGCCTTGACCGCCTCTCGAATCTTGGCGATCAGGTCCCCGCCAGCTCGATCGACGTCCGCCACGATGCGCCGCTCTTGGTCTCCGATGGACCGTTGGTGCACGGACACCGGGTTGAACGAGGCGGGGTCGTCGGTCAGCCCCACGCCCCACACGGCGGAGACGTGGCCTTTGGCGTCGGTATCGAACTCCTGACTGACGTAGGATCCCTGCCATCCCTGCCACTTCTCGACGCCAAACGGTGTCCACTCGACGTCCACGGCATAGAGCCCCTTATCGGGCACCGGTTCCAGGTTGAAAAAGCACATGGTCTCGCCGCGCTTATGCTCAAACTTTCCGGACAGCGGGCGCCCCAACTTCTGGTAGACGCCCATGATCCGCTCGAGGTCTGCGTTGTCCACAAGTGCGGGCAGTCCGTCTGTCGCAGGATTGGAGCCCATCTTGAATAACCGGAACCTGTCAGGCGGGTCCTCGCCCGTCAGGGGCTCGAGTACAGAGCGTTTTCTCATGACATCCTCACGTGGTGATACCTTACCCATACGGCCAGATTCAGCCAGACGCAACCGGATAGGGATTTAGGGCTTTACTTTGCCATTACACGGCATTAGGATGTAGGACAACGTTGGAGGCGGTATGAAGAATCGAACAGTGCAGGTCAGGGTTACGGCGGATGAAGCCGAGCGGATCAGGGCAGAGGCAGAGCGGCAGGGGCGGACCGTCTCGGACTACGGACGGCGAACCCTGCTGGCAGCTGTTAAGGTAGTGAAACAGGCAAAAGAGGGTGAGTGATGGATCTTGACAACACATCGATGCGTGCCTGGGCAGCCGACGAGGCCAAAGGCGAGAAGTTCCGGGCACTTCGGCCGCGCATGGTGGAGTGGCATCGAGATTCTGCAAACTTAGTGCGGTGGAATGCCCTTACTATCCCTATCCCCTTTCAGCCGTACCGGATGGGGACCGGTCCGATCATCTGGTGCAGCTACGACCGGGAGGCCCACGCGGTGCATATCAGAAAGCCAGGAGTGATGGCTGAGGGTGTCACTGCTCGGTATGTGGATCAGATCGCGGCGCTATTGGCGCTCGGGCTGGTGGAAGCGGGGGAATAGGTCAAGTGACAGGAAGAGCAAACAGAAAGGAGCGGGCAATGATTGATGCGCACAACGAACGCTATCTGAATCGGCATATTGCGATGGTCGTAATCACAATGGAATGTCTGGACGGCATGTTTAGACAGGGCTGGAATACGGAGGGCAAGATCCTGCGGTGTGTTCAAGGCATGCCGCCGGATGCAACTTTCGTGGGAATGGTGCCGCTGGATGACTTGAGTGTAGGGTTCTTGTACTACCACCCCAGTTTCCAACCGGTGTTGTATGTGTCGCCATTTCCCCGATACTGCCTCACCTATGAGTACACGCTGCTCGAGCAGTCACCCACTGTGACCTCGGGCTAGTCATCCGCCGCATCCATCGCCCGGACGATCTTGGCGAACCAGTTGCGCCCGCCCCATACCTGAGCTGAGGCATAGGCAGGGGTTCCGGGCTCCGCTTCGGCGAACCTCTCGTTTCTCCCCCACCACCTGTTGCCCTTCCGCGCCCATGCCGGGGTACAGGCCTTTCCCCGTGCGAATCCCTGAGCCATCCTGATTGTGATGGGCTCGATTCCGTCGCCGGTCTCGCCCTCGTCGTGGCGCCGCAAGCCGTCCTTGTATGCGTCGATGACGTCCTGGGCCGGGGTGAAGTCGATGCCGTTGTACTTCGCCGGAATCGCCCGCTCCTGGTGCGCTTCTGCCGTCCAGTCCGCCCCTGCCTGACCGCCGTGTAACAGCCAGGCTACCCAATCGGGAGATGGGGCTTCCCGGTCGTTCCACCCGTCGCCATCTTCTGGCGGGTTGTTCGCATGCCAGGCTGCCAGGGATAGCACCACGGTCTGATCGACGCTCGGACGCATAAGCAGGCGTCCCATTCCTCGAGCCGGGTCGTTCCACGCGAGCCCGGAAAGTCGGGCGAGTTGCTGTCCGAGGCCAACCTGTTGCCGGACGTCTGGCGGCACCGGGAGTGTATCCGCCGTCGCCTCAACCGGGGTCGTCTCGAGCGCAATTCCTGCCTGCGCCAGGGTCTGCGTCACGAGGGGACGGATCGATACTGCATCAATCAAACCCTTCTCCGCCAGGCTCGTCAGCCGGTCAAGAACCGGGCCGATCGAGGCGAGTGCCTGGGGCTGCTCCCACGGCAGCACCCATTGGACGGAGCACTTTTCCTTGCCGTTCCATTCCGCCCACATTCGCCCGGGGCCGGACTGGATCCACCCTGCGATCGCGTTGGCGAGGTAGGAGACCACGCCGATCTGGAGTAGTTGCTTCTCAATGTCCGCCGCTGCCATGGGGCCCGTCGAGCTCCACAGCCGAGCGCCTCCGAGCATCGAAACCTCGATCCACCGGAGGGTGGTGTTGACTGCAGAATCGACAACCTGGCTGCCCTTGTTCGCTCCGGTGTCCACCGACCGCAGGTCCTCCTCGTCGGTGGTCAGCGCCACGACGCCCATACTGCCTGACTTGTAGATGTGCTCGGCCACCTGGACCTTTGCCGCCTCATCACGTGCCCGGGTGGTGGCGACCAACATGCCGGCCATCGCCCGACTCTCGAGCATGCGCCCCAACTGCGTCCAGAGTTCCGGACCGGTGACCATCGAGGGCCAGATGAGGCCATACCACCACCCCCACAGCCACGGGCGGTCAATCCCCCACGGCGTGCAGGTCATCCAGTCTGGGTAATAGGACGGGGGCAGGACGCCTCGAGGGTCCGGATGCGGCACGTCCTGGTCTACTGTGGTCGGCACCTCCCAATAGGACGATGTCCCCTCCCGGCGCGCAGTCCGCTCGTACCACTGCCCCAGGTACGTGTCTCGCCGGAAATACTCGATCGACCAGGACGCGAGCACCGGAGCCCACAGCCGATCCCGGCGAACGAAATTGGACGGGCGCCACATGCCCAGGCCTCCAGTGCAGGACCTGGCCAGGCCGAGGCGCCCATTGCCCGAGGGTGACCACCTCACGCCCCGGCGAGTCTCTGATGCCGAGACCTGCACATCCTCGAGGTAGAGGGAGTCCGGCGGGTACCGGGGGTCATGGGGCAGCATCACGGGCAGGTGCATCGCGAGTTCCGGCGGGTCCGTGATCCACCGCCCCGCGGCGAGCAGGCCGAACAGGAGGTCAATTGCCTGCCTCGAGATGGGATGGAGCAGCACCTCCGTCACTCCCTGCCCCAGGTACCGGAAGAGCCCGGCCTCGGCATTCGGGATGACGTCCTTTGCCATCCCCGAATCCCAATCCGTCAGAGTCGCCCGGGGGGCGTACTTTTTGACCACTCCCGGGGGTCCCAACGGGATTACCAGGGGTTGCGCTTTGGGTGCAACTGCTCGCACAATCCTATCGACGAGGGACATGGTATCTCTCCTTGGTGTTTGGTACGCCGATGCTGGCATCTCCAGAATACAGTGTCACAATATTACACCGATCGAACACGGGCATAGCGATATATCTTAATCCGTCCATCCCGTGTTTGTGCTCGTCGTCTCCACCTTCCCACAAGCTGAGGTCGGAGCGGGTCTCCTCGCACGACCTTAGCACCCACAAGTAATCTTCGCCAAACGCATCATTCAGGCGCTTGATCCCGGCGTCTACCGACCCATCACCCTTTTTCGGGGTCTGAATGTCCACGCCCAACTCTTTCCCGAGCATCGCGTTGCAGGTCATACCCGGCGCGCCTTTGCCGCCGCTGTTTACGTCGCCGACCCATAGCCCCACATCGTGAGGCTGCAGTCTCCTTGGGTGCCTGTTGAGCATTCGTCGGATGCCTTCCGCGTCTTGTTGCGTGCCAGTCGAGACATCGCTTGACCACTCGCCCTCGATCTGCACCCGTTTCCGCGTCACGTCATCAGCAAGGAGGCGCGCGGTTTGGTGTCCTGCGAGTTCCCCATGGTCGATCCCCACGGAGTACCGGACAGAGTTGCCCTCGAGTACGTCGTCCACAATCCGGGTGTGATCGTACTTCTGGATACAGCGCTTCTCACGAACCAACCCGACAAGCCAGTCACCCTCAAGCAGTTCCTGGCGCCGCGCTCCCCTCAGGTTCATCAACTGTCGCCGATAGTTCGTGTTCAGGTAGGGGTTGTCCCCCACCTGTGCCGGGATGAACTGGCGGGACTGCCGCTCTGGTGCAGGCGTGAGATGGAACACTTCCCGCCCGTGTTCGTCTGGCGGGTCCACATAGAGCACCTGGTCCGGCGCGGCATGGAACGCCGATCGCGGGTCCAGCCAGGGAGCAAACCGCTCAAACACCCACGCCGGATACCTGCCACCGGGGTTTGTTGTCCCTCTCATACGAAGCGGGATATTGTCGCTCGAGCGAAGCCCCGCCGTGATTTCGTCGAACCACCAGGCTTTGAACAGGGTCAGTTCGTCGAATCCGTAGAAGTGGAATTCAGCGCCCATCACGACGCGCAGAGCAGTCGCGTCATTGTCGCAGTGGCCCAGGAAAATGCAGGCCCCGGAAGGGAACCGAAAGACATGCTCAGACCCGTTGTACTTCACTCCCGGGTAGAACGCCGGGAACCATTTAAGCGCGCGGGGTATGACTTCTTTCAGGAGTTCTGGATAGGTCGGGCGGAAGATAATGGCTTTGTAGGTGGGGAACTCACAGAACCGCATCGCGTCTACCAGCAGCCAGTCCGTTTTACCGCCCCCCTTGGCACCGCCGTACAGTACAAAGTCAGCGGTAGAGCGCAAGGCTACCAGTTGCCGATCGTGCGGAATCCATGGCAGAACTACCTCACTCGGTAGGCTTTGGCTCTTCAACTGGTTGGGCTGCATTCATTTCCGCCTTCTTCGCCACGGCATACCCTTGGAGATAGAGCTCGAGGCCAACTGCCGGGCCCACCTGCACTGCCACGGGGCCGCCGTCGGGTCCGGAGATCTCCTGTGTCTTGCGCTCGCGGAAGTGGGTGGGGAATCGGCGCTCCAGGAACCATGCGTTGCCACGCCAGATCTCCCCGCCCGCTCTGACTCTCTGCACGCTCTCGAGCGCAGCCTGTGACTGGACCCGCGATGCACGGTCCAAAAACTCGGCAAATGGTTCCTCTCCGGCCTCGCCTCGTTCCTTCCAGTTATAATAGGTCTGCTTGACTATCCCCGCGAGATCGCACGCCAAATCAATTGGCAATCCCTCGCGAAGATAGCCACACAGTTCCTCTGCTACCTCTGGAGTCAGGCTTGTTGGTCTGGCCATGTCACTCCTCCCCTGGAAACACCTTGCCCTCAAACCCGGGAACATCAACACGTGTCCGGGTCGCTTTTCTGACCTGCCTTACTGCCTGATACAGGTCCGACCAGGTTGGTTTAGGCAGCGCTCCCTGTCCCGCATCCACCTCAATCAAGGATGCCAATAGGACCAGGACCAGGTAGACAGCCGCTGCCACGGCAGATGCTTTGCCCTCGGTTGACTTCCCAGCCTCGAGGATGGCCACCCCTGCGGCCTTCAGGACAGCTGCGATCTTGTTTCGATGTTCGTCAGTCATACACCCTCCTCTCTAAATATGCACGCGACCTACCTATTTATCAACCCCGATTATGCCCCAACCTGCTCCAATGAGCGCAGCCGAGGCCACATGCTCCGATGTCACCGTCACCTCCGGCCACAATGCCCGGACAAGCTTTAGCTCCATGCCCCCGTGCAGGCCCGGAAATGCTGCTCGCCAACCTCCCCTCTGCCGTCGCCAGGCTTTCCCGTCCCAGCGTCGGACGGAGGGACCGACCTCGATTTCATCGTAGGGAATCCCCTGCTGAGCCGCCAGCGTTTCCCACAGACCAGCGCACCTTCCGAGCGCCCACCCGATGAGCGCTTGTGAGCCGGCCCGCCCTGAATCCCCTCGAGCTGTCACCGGGCACCGCTCGAGCACGATCATCACCGGGCCATGTGCGAGGCCTCGAGCTTCTCTCAGGACGTCCACAGCCCGCCTCAGCCGCTGCTCCCCACGGCTCGAAGCTCGGGGTCCCTTCCTCGCACTGCATTCCTCCGTCGCGCCGGTCAGAATCTCCCAGCCGGCAAGAAGGCGTGTGCGGGTCTCGAAGGAAGTGTACGGGGTCACCTCGATCAGCGAGGCGCCGGAATGGTCAGAGCCCGGATCAACGCCAAGGATGTAGGTAGGGGTCAGTGCCGGCGCCGGCGCAGTCCTTCGCTTCGCCTTCTGCTCGAGCCTGTAGATCTCCGCCGGGTCGGTTACGCGCATTGACATGTCACTCCTCGCCTTTCTGTGTCTTGTCGCCACTCCAGTCAGGCACCGCCGGGATACTCAGGAACGCGCCATCCTGCTCTCGCATCGCAAACCATCGCTTCTCGCCGTTGCGGGTCCAACTCCAGGTCTCAGTGCCGTATGCCATTATGGCATCGACTATACCCTTAACCCCGTGCTCCCAGGTGATGACCAGGGGCTGCCACCCTTTGAGGTCATAGTCCATGGTCTCTGGGTCGATCGGGCGGATGATGTCGTCATGGCGCCGGAAGCCGATATACAGGCTCCCCATTTTCGGATCGCAGTACCGCCCTTCTCGCGAGGTCGTCAGCCAGAACCTGCCACGGAAGCGGGCGGAGTACCACTCCACAGATGCCCTCTCAATCGCTCGCCATCCCGCTGCTATCTGAGCGGGGGTCAGGTCCGGTTTTACGGTCATGGGCTTTTCTTTCATCCTCACCTCTGGACGTGATCAGCAGCCCGTGGTAGCCTGACCCTGTTGCTGCTGTGTGGTCTCTGCTGCCTCTGTCGCTCCTGCTGCCTGGCCCCTTCTTGGAGGGGCTTTTTTCGTTTTACAGCCTGCCCGTCGCGCCCATCGGTCGATCTCCAGATCTGTCCGGTCCGCCTGCTCGAGCCTTGCTTGTAGCCGAGCCATGCCTCGAGCCGCTTCGACCTCGTTGCAATACGCGCGCACCCTCCGGCAGATCGTGCCGCAGACTTCGTATCGGGCTATGACCCGCGTCTCAAACGTGTTCAGCCGATAGGGTACAGGGCCAGCGACCCGGCACCTCGTGCATGGCTCACAGCGACGAATCACCACATCACCTCCTG